TTTGCGCTGCTCCTCCAGCACCAACTGTTACTGCATAAGTTCCCCATTTTGTAGATAAAGCAGCATTAGGAGAACAGTAAGAAGTTCTATAACCACCTGCTCCACCTCCACCTGCTCCATCACCTCCACCGGTTGAACCTCCAGCTCCTCCTCCAGCAACCACTAAATAATCTACATCGGCTTCATTAAAAACCCAATTATTATTTTTTACGAAATCATATACTGTGTTCATTGACCAAACACCTGACGCTTTTGCAGCAATTGCAGGTTGTTTAATTAATACGACACCAGGTCCACCTGTACCACCATCTCCTGATGATGGACCATTAGCAGCTGAAGCTCCGCCACCACCACCACCTGAATTTGTTGTTCCGCTTCCTGCATTATTACCTGGTATAGCGGGTGATGCTCCTGCATTACCACCTCCACCTACTGGATTAGCTAACCCTCCTAAACCAGTTGGAACAGCAGGTTGATAATATCCTCCGCCACCACCGCCAGCAACTGATGTAATAGGTGATCCTGGAAATAAAGGTGCAACATTTAAACCTGCTCCACCTACGCCACCACCAGGACCTGGATAATTAGATCCAGCTGCTCCTGCACAAGAAAAACCACCGCCTCCTCCTGCAAATCCTGCAGGGGTTGGACCAGAAGCTCCGCCTGGATTTCCTTGACATGCTGTTCCTGCTGCTCCAGCTGTTCCTACTGGAAAAGCTGTACCACCACCGGAACCACCTGTTGTACCTGCATATGGTGAACTACCTCCACCGCCACCGCCACCGCCGGTTGCAGTATAAGTTGTACACCCTACTACTAAACTTGAATTTGTTCCACTAACTCCGGGAGAAAAAGGAGGACTTGAATCTGTAGCACCACCTGCTCCAATTACTACTGCTCCTAAAGCTGTTCCACCTGTTACTGATATACAATTAGTTTGTACAACACCGCCAGCTCCACCGCCACCACCACCAATGTTACTTGCTGCAACACTACCACCGCCGCCACCGCCGGCAACAACTGCAATATTAATTTTTGATGTAGCAGGTTGAAGAGTTACAGCCGAAGGCGTACTTGATGTAACTGTAGTTATTACTTCTGCTTGTGATGCACTAACTGTATTAACAGGTCCGATAATTCCGCCATTTGCCATAGCTAATTACCTCCCTATGCTATTACGTCGTATGATACGAAAAGTTCTAGATCAGACGTCGCACTAGCTCCTCCTTGAAGAGCGTCTCCTTCTTGCATATAGATTGGCGTATCTAATAACACTAAAGATGCGTCCGCTGGTACTGAAATTGTTTTTGCTAAATAAATTGTTCCAACATTCCCTGCACTACCTGTTGCTGCAGAAGTAAAAGCAGCTTTTACAACTTTAACAGAAACGTCTGCTGCTGAAGTTCCATCAACGTTTGCTACTGTAATTCTATTTACTTTAACAACTTTACCGGAACTGATTGCTGCAATGATAACATTTGAATCACCTGTTCCTAATGCAAGTCCTTGCGACTCACCATTAATTGTTGCGACATTTACTATATTTGGATTTGCCATAATTTATTTCCTCGTTTGTTTTTTATCCGAAAATCATTGCCATTGCAATAGCTTTTCCTGTTGATACTGCTGTACTAGTTGCGAATGCCGGAGGAACTCCTGCTCCAGCTGAAGTTAATATTTGTCCTGAACTTCCTTCAGAAATAGCCCCAAAAGAGTTATTACTGTTATATTGAAGTTGTCCTGTTGTACCGCCTGGTTCTGTAGCATCTGAGACAGCTACTACATTTTGACCATTTATATATAAAAGAACACTTGTTTTGTCAGTTGTAGCAAATGTATATCCAGTTCCTGAATCACTTGCACCTTTAATTTGAACTGTGTATGCACCCGATGTTGAATTTTTAAAACAATAAAATTTTTCTACGCCATTTGGAATAGTTACAATTTTGTTTCCTGAAATAGTTCCTGTTAATTCTATAACAAAATTTCTAGCAGCATTTGTTAAACTATCTGTTGTAGAAGTAGAATCTCCATCTGTAATAGCTAATGTAGTTGTGTTAGCTCCAGTTCCAGCTAAACTTACTGACTGTGAATGATATCCTGTTGCAGCTTGTTGAATAATGTTTAAATTTGTATTAGTTTTTGTTCCCCATGTACCAGCGTTTGCGCCAGTGGCCATTAGTTCAATTCCTAAATAATTGTATGTTGAGCTCATAATTTTCTCCTACGCCTGATTTACATGCCTAACGTCTGTATAGTTTGAATTGACGGTCATGTCAACATCTACATATCCAGTAGTTGCTAGTTCNGTAGAGTCTAAAGTTACTGTTAAACTTAGTCCAGTTANCCCTACAGTTTGCTCTATAGGAGCAATAGATCCTACAGCAGTTGTTACATTAAAGCTATCGGTAATTCCGACAGCCATTGCTGGTGTTGTTAATTCGCCTACAGCAGTGCTTAAAGCAGTAGGTGCTGTTAAAGGTACATCTGTTCTAGTTTCATCTAAAAGGTTTCCAACTCTAGTTTGTAAACCTTCATCTAAAGATAATCCTACGACATCACTAGGAGCAATAGCTCCCACATTTGTAGATAAACTAAAGCTTTCTAAACCAACATCTTGGTCAGATCCATCATTGACATCTAATAAACCTTGAGCTGTAGAAACTAATAAACTTTCAGTAAGAACTAATTCAAAATCAAATTTAAGATCTAAAGTTCCAACAGCGGTGCTTACATTAAAGCTATCACTTATAACTACCGGTGTTTCAACAGCAGTAGTTAAACTTCCAACACTTGTACTTAAAGCTGTAAATGTCGGTAAAATTTCTGTACCACCAGTTACATCACCCCAACCATTTTCTCCCCAATTCTCTGTACCCCAACCTGGAGAAGGGTTTGCTAAAACATCGGCTGCGTTAAGAGCTGTTGTTAAATTAAAACTATTTGATATGGTAACAGTTGCATCTCCTTGTTCACCCCATTCACCGACACCCCAATTTAAAGCACCCCATGTGTCACTAGTTTCGTCCCAAAAACCACCCATACCAATTCCATGAATCCAGCATGACCAATAACTTTGAGTAGAAGGTAGTTTAAATTCTACGTATCTAACTGAAGCAGCATTAAAAGTTGTAGTATTATAATAATCAGATTGAGTTGATGATCCATCTAAATAATAAGATATATTTGAAGTTTGTATTGCGCCTTGGCCTGTCGATAAATTAGTGCTGGCATTTGTTGTAATGTAAAGCGGATGATTATCATTACTGGAATCAGATTGAATTAATCTTATTGTACCATCAACAACCCAATCAACATTATTAGCTACAGGTTGAGAACCATCAAAATAATAAACATTACCTGTTCCACCAATAATATATTGTGTGCCGCTTCCGACTGTGACTGTGATTGTTTTGTCAGCCATAAGGACTTACTCCTTATGAAATTCGTATAATAGCTGCGCTTGTACTAGCCGTTGGGAATTCAATTGTAAATGTTCCAGCAGAAACTGATTTGTCTCCACCAAAAGAAACAACACAAACGGATCTATTAGTTGTAAAACCTGATACTGCAGTTGTGTTATAAATTAAACATCCTGCTGTTGTAAAAGTTGCTGAAGTCCAAGCTGTTCCACCTGATAAATCTGCGAAATCAACAAAAGCTGTAGTAGCTGATGAACTTCCTGTTACACCATTATTTACTAATGCTTTTCCACCAGCAACATATGCTGATCCTGAAGAGTTAGTAGTTTCGTTTGAAGTTGAATACACAGTTGTAGTTGCATCCATATTTGCTGAACTTGTATATAGTGCTAATTTAAATGCGTTGCCTGCAGGTGTTTGTGCGGACGTATTAAAATTATGTCCTCCTTTCAACAACTCGTCTTTGAACGTGTTAGTTATTGCCGATGATATTGCCATAATATTTTACTCCTTGTTTACGGTGAAGGCGACTTGACTGGTATTCTAACTGTACCATCAGTGTAATCGTCTCGTCTTCTTCTACCCAGTTGCATACCTGCAAACTGTTGTATAGCATTTTTATACTTAGTTTCGTATAATGTCAACATGTCTGTTGGCCCTTTTAAAAACCCAAAAGCTTCTACTAGACAGGCATATAATAAGCCTTGTGGAAAATAATTGCTTAGATAAGTATGTGAATTTCCATCAGATCCAGAGCCTAAACCAGTCGGGTATTTATTATAATAAATTCTAAATTTATAGTTAGCAGCAGGTGTGGGTGCTATATATAGACCCCCAGAAGTGCTATCAGTTAAACCAGTAGCCCCACCAAACATTGCATAGTATTTAGGTAGACCTGTTACAGGTTGNGCAGTTAAATCTCCTTCTGTACCTGTTAATCNGTCTATGTATTCTGATAAATAAGTTTGATCTTTTTTTTCTAACCAAGTGCCATCACCTTCAGTGCTAGTAGTAGAATCAAATACTTCAATCCCTCTAATAAATAATGCACCAGCTGGTGAGTTAATGGTATTTTTATTTATAACAAAATTGTTTTCTTGAACAAATCTATCAGCATCCATAGGAAGCTCTTGATTAATTCTCATTTCAGCAGCCATTATAAAACCATCTAAAATAGTNGTAGTAAATACACTAGAACCTACCTCAGTATAATCTAAGATAGCTTGTTTTAACGTATCATATGAGTAAACAGAAATTCCTGACATAATTAAGCTCTATCATTAACGGGTCCAATTGTACACTGAAAACCGCCTCCTGTTTCGCTACTTGTAGCAGCACTAACTAATGTTACATTTAATCCATCAAATCTTGTAGAAAATTTAGGTTGACCTGTTCCTTCAACTTGAGTTGTATTTAAAGAAGCAACTTTATAAGATCCAAAAATCTTAGCTCCACTTGTATGTGTACCCGCTGTAGTATTTTCAAATGTAACTCCTCTATATGGAGCTGATGTTCCACGTATACATCCTGTTAAAGTATTTGTAGTTCTTCCTGTATATTTAATAGTTTCGTCTACATAAATTCCATCACTATTTACTTTTTCAATAACAATAAAACCGCTTGTTGGAAACTGTGATCCATCTGTTAATACAATAGAATCTGCTGTTGCTGTAATATCACCATTTAAAGTTGTTGATAGTTGTAAAGTAGAAACTGCAACTCCACCAACAGGCACTGTAATATTTCTTAATCTTACTTGATCATTTA